ACTTTGTTATTCTCAGTTGCGCCAACTTCTAACCAATATCGGGTAGTTGTTCAAGGCTAATTAAAGGAGAGAGAATATGGGTCTAATAGACCGTATTGCCGAAAAAGTAGCCGCCGAAATTACTAAGGGTCCGCGTTTGCCAGCAGGCGCTGTAACAATGACCGAAATGGATATGCGCAACGCCGCAAATCAAACTACTTACGGACAATCAGTTGCACTTCCACGTGACCCAATGGTGTCAGGCGTTCCATTTGCACCGGGTATGCCAATTATTCCGGGCGCAATTAATCCACCGCGTTCAGATAGCGGACGTCCTGACCCACGCCGATATGAATTTCAAGTTGCACAAAATATTAATATTACGGCAACTAAACTTGTTCCGTTTGCAACACTAAGAGCCGCGGCAGACCAAATAGATATTTTGCGCCGTTGTATTGAAGTATTAAAGGCAAAGATTTCGGGACTAGAGTGGGACATTGTTTTGGCAGAAGATTCAGCCGAAAAAATTATTACAGAAATTGGCGGTAATCACGTTCGCGCTATGTCTGTTGCGCGTGAGCGATACACGGAAGAGATTAGCCGCCTTAGAGAATTTTGGGAACAGCCTGACCCAACAAACGGACTTTTATTTACTGATTGGCTTAATATTGCACTTGAAGAAATTTTAGTGTTAGACGCGTGGGCAGTTTGGCCGCAACCATCAGTAGGCGGCGATTTGCTCGGCTTACAGATACTAGATGGCTCAACTATTAAGCCGCTTATTGATGACCGCGGTATGCGCCCACAGGCGCCTTATCCTGCCTTTCAGCAGATTCTTTTTGGATTCCCACGTAGCGAATTTGCCGCGTCAGATGGCAAAGAAAATGCAGATGGCGAATTTACGTCAGATGAAATGGCTTATTTGATTCGCAATCGCAGAACAATGACAGTTTATGGCTATTCGCCAACAGAACGCGCACTTGCGCTCGCGGATATTTATTTACGCCGCCAACAATGGCTACGTGCCGAATATACAGATGGCGTTACACCTGAATTACTTATGAAAACGGACGCCAACTTTGGCAACAATCCTGATTTGTTACGCGCCTACGAAAACATTTTTAATGATGATTTGGCAGGACAAACGGAACAACGCAAGCGCGTACGCCTTTTGCCAACTGGTATGGAGCCAGTTCAGTTTGAAGGATACGGCGAACGCTTTAAAGATACGTTAGATGAGTATTTGGTTAATAGCATTTGCGGTCACTACGGCGTTATGCCGTCCGAAATCGGCTTTAATCCTAAAGGCGGCTTAGGCGGCGGCGGTTTCCAATTGGGTCAGGCTGAATCGTCAGAAGTTATCGGCGCAATTCCATTGGCTAACTGGGTCGGACGTATGTTGAGCCACTTGTCCTATACATACTTGGGTATGCCACGCGAACTTGAATTTAAGTTTATGGAATCAGGACGCCAAGATTTGGAATCAATTGCGCGCACACGCGACATAGAAACTAAATCAGGCAGTTTAACTCTTAACGAATCACGTAGTCGCGGCGGTATGCCGTTAATTGAATCACCTATAGCCGATATGCCAATGATTGTTACAGGCGCAGGCGGTTATTTTGTAACTGAAAGCGGCATTATTCCTTTTGATAGCGCACTTGAAGGCGTATCTGCGCCTGCCGAGGACGCGTTAGAAATAGAATCAGGCGGCGATGTAGGCGGCGGCTCAGAGGCGCCTGTGCCTAATGTAGAAGATAAGCCCGAAGAAGATGAAGGCATTAAAGCGCAAGAAGAATTAAAAATGTTTATGCGTTGGCTAAAAAAATCACCTACACGCCCATTTAATTTCCGTGAAGTGCCTGTTGTATATGCCGAAGTGTTAAATAAGTTTATTGGCATTGGCGATTATGACAGCGCAAGATGGTATGCCGAACGATATTTGGCGTAAGGAGAGCAAAATGGCAAAAGAAGCAAAAGTTATATCGTTATACGATTACGATTTAAGCGAGTTAGAAGATTTTGCCGATTACGTCCAGCGTGAAACAAAACTTAAAATAATGCGTTCAATTGAGAATAAAATAATTGACCACGTTTTGGAAAATTCTTGCTGGCAAGGCGACGAATACACAAAACCGTTACAAGAGATTGTGAATATGCTTGCAGAGCAAATTGAAATAACGGCAAAATGAGTCAGGCGTGGCGTAAAAAGAACGGCGCTAAAGTCAGATTGGCGGCAAGGCGCGCCAGTTTAATTAGGCAAGCGTTACGAGAAAGCGTTAATATTTCCCAAGTGCAAGAAGATTGGGCGAGCGCACAACCCAATGCCGAATCTATGACAACAGAACAGGCGCGCCAATGGGCACGAACAAATGTTCGGCTAAATTCTGAACCACTTATGACCGCATTTCGCACACTTTACGCAGAATCATATTTACTTGGCGAAGATATTGCTATGAACTCAATAGCCAAAGCCAAGATAAACAAGGCGCCAACTAAGCAACAGTTACAGCGAGCCGTTGGCATTAATTGGGACAATTGGAAGGCTGGTAATAGAGCCGCCTCTTTGCTTGTCAGTAAGCCACGCGGTCTTTCCACGCTGTTAGATAATCGCGGCGTAGCAATTCAAGGCATTAACCGCACTACGTTAGACAGAATCGGCACACGATTGGCAAACGCTTTGGCACAAGGCTTGCCGCCTAGTGAAGTTGATTTGTCGGACTTTTTTGATGATTCTGAACGCGCTTTGGCAATTGCGCAAACTGAAATGAGCCGCGCAGTTGCAACGGCAAGTCGCCAGTTATACGAGGAAAGTGGCGTGGAACTGGTAGAGTGGATTGTTGCCGACCCTTGCGATTTATGCCAAGAGAACGCCGATGTGTCGCCTATCCGTATTGATGACACGTTTCCAAGTGGAGATACGGAACCGCCAGCACACCCAAATTGCGTGTGTGACATTGCGCCATATGTGGTAGATACACGTGATATTGGCGAGGATGCACTATCGTATATTCTTGATGGAGAGGATTAACAATGTCTTTTAACCACGTAAATGCCGCAACTTTTACAACACCACAGCCAATCTTTACGGCGCCAACTGGTATACAGCGTCAGACTCCGATAACAGTTTATAACGGACACTCTGCCAGTATTTTTATTGGTGACGAAACTATTGCAACATCAGGCGCAACTATTGGCAGAACATTGACCGCCTCTAATTCGCAGACGTTTTATGTAAATGGCGGAGATGTTGTTTATGCTATTTCAGCCGCCGCGTCAGCCGCTGGCGCAATAGTAATTACTTATTCAGGCTAGAGTTTAAATGTCTGAAAGTTTTAATCCACCAGCAGGCGTTGTCAGCAACGCAAAGCGCGGCTTAGAATTACGCCGTGAATTCAATCGTGGCGGCACGGCAGTTGGCGTGGCGCGCGCAAGAAGTTTGTCAAATGGTCAAGGACTTCCATTAGAAACTATCCGCCGTATGGTATCTTATTTTGCACGGCACGAAGTTGATAAGAAAGGCAAGGATTGGGGAAACGCCTCTAATCCTTCCGCTGGATATATTGCTTGGCTACTGTGGGGCGGCGACGCAGGAAAAACGTGGGCGGATAGTATTTCCGAGAGAGAAAAGAAAAAGGATAAATCTATGGCTACTGATATGACCAGCACTTACGCCGCAATTATTAAACAAGAAAAACAAGATGATGGCACTTTGCTTGTTTATGGAAAAGCAACAGATGATTCATTGGATATTGACGAACAAATTTGCGACGCCACTTGGCTTGAAAAGGCTATGCCCGAATGGTTTAAAACTGGCGGTAATATTCGTGAGCAACACAGCAGTATTGCGGCAGGCGTTGCCAAAGAATTAGATTCAAAGCCTGATGGTTATTATATTTCTGCATTAGTTGTGGACGCGCAATCTGTTAAGAAAGTTGAAACAGGCGTGTTAAAAGGATTCTCAATTGGCATTAGAGCGCCACGAATTGTGCGAGATAACAAAGCCGCTAACGGCAGAATTATTGACGGACAAATTGTTGAAGTTTCTTTAGTTGATAGACCAGCCAACCCAAATGCAAAACTTATGTTGGCAAAGTTTGACACAGCAGGCGATTTGGAAAAAGTGGAAGAATTTATCGGCAAAGAAGAAGAAAAAACTACAAGCGAAACCGTGATAGGAGAAAAAATGGAACACGAAGAAGATAAAGCGGTTTCCGAAAAGCCGTCTAAAGAAGATATGTTAAAAATGTATGAAGAAGCCAAGTCCGCATATATGGACGCCAAAATGGCACTTGATGAGTGCAAGTCAATGTGCAAAGAGGCTGGTCTTGAACTTGAAGAAGATGAAGAAAAAGAATTAGAGCCAGTTGGCGAATCAGCGGAAGAAGAAACTGCCGAAGGTTCTAAGCCAGAAGCGGCGGAAGAAGAAGTAGAAGAAGCCGAAGGAAAGAAAACAGCAGAAGGCGAAGAAACCGCCGAAGTAGTTGAACCCGAAAATTCCGTTGAAGAAACGGAACAACCTGCTCTAGATGATGACGTTATTGACGCCATTGTTGATAAAGCCGTAAAGAGTGCAACAGCAACTGTGCGTGACGAGATTAAATCCTATAAAGAGGAAATTAATAAGTTGCAATCAGAGTTG